CAGAGCCTGGGAAAAATGGGAGTGCGGTGGAAACAGGATGCATCCGGGATTATGGGAATTATTTAAAATCAAAACTGGAAAAATATAATGAATACAAGTCTATTTGATAATTTTGATGCAATAAAAAGAAATATTGCGAACAAAAACAAAGTCGAATCAAAAAGCGGAACAGCCGCAATAAAAAGAAAAAATCGCCATTTAACAAGAAGGGCAAAAAGCGAGGAAGTTCTTCGTTCCGTTTTGCCTGAAATGGTTGATCCTGGAGACTCTTATCATGTAATGTCAAGCGGAGATGTTGATTCTATGAGTTTTATGACATTTTACATGATCAATTACGCTTTCGACAATGTTTTGATATCGACATGGGTTATAGCCGATAGCGACATAGACAATTTAATACACATGATGGAAAACGGAAGGATCAAAAAACTAAAGTTATGCCTTGGAGAAATTTATCCTGGCACATACCCGGCAGAATACTCTAAATTGCTGAAAATGCGGGAAAAATTTAACATTGAAATTGTTGTGGCAAGGAATCATAGCAAAATAATGTTAATGAGCGGAGGAAACAGCGGAATGGATCTAGTAATCGAGTCTAGCGCTAACGTAAATACCAATCCAAGAATGGAGCAAACTGCAATCCATAACGACAAAGGACTGCACGAATTTTATACAGAGTTTTTTGATGGAGTTAAATCAATTGACAAATATTCCTCTAAATAAAGCAAGACTTGCCAAAGAATTGGGAATAACTAGACAAACAATAAATACATGGATCAAGCGCGGCGATTTGGTTTTTGATGATAGCGGAAAAATGTCAGTAGACGAATTTAACCGACAATTGGGTGATAAATTGCATCCAACATCAAAAATAAGAACTGAAAAATATTCGCCGATTTTTAGCAATGTAGAAGAAAATAAATCTGAAGATGTGGAGCTAGATTATCATGCGGCAAGAACTATTCGTGAAATTGCGGAGGCGAGATCTGCGGAATTCAAACTAAATGTCATGAAAGGGGATTATGTTGAGCGCGATCAGGTTGACAAAGTTATCTTTGAGCGTGCAAGGCAATTCCGTGATGGCTTGATAACTCTATCAAGAAGGATTGCGCCTGATTTGGCTAGTATAAATGATGTGAAACAAATAGAGACTCTATTAAACAAAGAGCATAGATTAATACTTGAGCAATTTTCTAAGTTACCAGTGATCGACAATTGATCTGCTACCAAAAACTATACGATACTTTATCGCTTGGCTTGTTGCCTGATTTTGATCTGTCCGTGGATGAATGGTCAGATAAGTTTATGGTCATTCCTAAGTCAAGCGGCTCAAATGAATACGGCAACTATAGGACATCGAGAACTCCTCACGCTCGTGAAATAATGAGATGTTTGTCTGCGGATCATCCGTGCAAGGAAGTAGCTGTGATGGTTGCTAGTCAGATGTTTAAGACGCAGATTGGGCTTAACTGGCTATCATCAACTATCCACCAATCTCCAAGCAATTTTATATGGCTAATGCCAACTGGTGGACTGCAGAAGCGTATCTCTGGACGTATTGACAAGACTATTAAGGCCGTGCCAGTTTTGCGCGATCTGGTTGCAAAGCCTAATTCGCGCGATGCAAAAAACAACCAAGATACCAAAGAGTATATGGGTGGTACGCTTTTTATATTCACCGCCGGGAGTGCCGCAAATATCTCGGAGGTGCCAGCGCGCTACGTTATCATTGACGAAATTGACAGGTGTCAAAGAGACGTGGATCAGGAAGGCGATCCAAAAAAACTGACTGACGGAAGACAAACTACTTTCCAGCAAAATAAAAAATCTTATTACCCATCATCGCCAACGATCGACGGCGAGTCGCGCATTCACGATCTGTTTATGTCCGGCACACAAAGGAGGGCGCTTGCTGAGTGCATCCACTGCGGACACGCTCAGGAATTAATATTCGAACGTTTGGTTGTTGGCGACTCTGGATCTGCACTATACCCGTGTGAGTCGTGCGGTGGCATGCATACTGACAAAGATAAAAATCTCATGTTTGCTAACGGCTTATGGACTGATCCAGTTTCTGGTAGCACAGGTTATTTACAATCATTTACTGCGAGCGCTATGTATTTGCCGTATGGATGGCTGTCGTGGTCTGATATGGTAAAAGAGCATGCCGCAGCTCAGGAAAAGCTTGATCAAGGCAACGACGCAATGATGATCGTGTTTTACAATACCAGGCTGGCTAGGGTATGGAAGCGGACAATACAAACAGTAAGCTACCAAACTTTAATTGACCGGGCCGAGCATTATGACTTACGTTTTGCACCTGGAAATGTGCTATTCGTGACCGCTGGCGTAGATACCCAGGACAATCGGCTTGAGGTGCAGATTGTTGGATGGGGACGCAATATGTCAGCGACCATATTAGATTATGTTGTTTTACATGGCGATCCTGCCGATGATGATGTCTGGAATCAATTGACAGATCTAATAAATTCAGGTATAGAGCACGAATCTGGCCGAGTTTTGCAAGTAATAGCAACTGCAATTGACGTTGGCGGCCATAGAGGTGAGGCTGTCAAGCATTATGTCAGATCAAAGCGCATAAGGTCTCCTATTGCGATTATTGGTGCAACAAAACTGAATGCGCCTGTATTGAGCAAGGGGTCAATGCAAGACGTGACATGGAAAGGTGTGTCTGATAAAAAAGGTGTTATGCTTCATCAGGTTGGAACGGTGGATATTAAACATGTGATATTCTCTAGGTTGTCGAATGACGAGGATAAAAAACCAGAAGATAGAATGCTAAGATTTGCCAAAGACTTGAGCCCTGAATATTTTGGCGGCCTAATATCTGAGACTTATGACAGGCAAAAGAAAAGGTACGTTAAGAAGCATGACGGCATCAGGAACGAGCCATTAGATACGTTAACATATGCTTATGCAACATTGCATCATTCGAGCATTAGGGCGCATAGGTACACTAAGAAAGACTGGGATGCGCTAGAAGCTAAATTCTTAAACCCGGTGAAAGTTATAGAAAAACCAGTGAACAATGAGCAGCAAGAGGTTAAAGAATCATCACAGAAAGCGGCTGTAATACCTAAACCAAAACTACAGAGTCGTGGTAGATCAATGATGGGATCTTTAATGGACAGATTAAGACGATGACTGACATTTTATCCAGAATGGCGCAAGTTTTATCAGAAAACGGTTTAAATGATGAGAAAATTGTATATATTGACAGGAAATTACGTCAAGAATACGCTGGCTCTTATGTCTATATAACGCGAAAAGAGCACGGGATTGATAATCGGATCATGGAAAGAATAAAAAAAAGCAACGATTTTATATCGATTGCTAAAGAATTTAGAGTGTCCACTAGCACTGTTTATCGACTATCAAGAAAAATAGGTAAGAAAAAATGACATTTACGACCAGTGATTTAACAGCTATCGAGTCAGCAATTGCGAGCGGGGAATTAACGGTGATCTCAGATGGTAGGCAGGTTACATATAGATCTATGCTTGATCTGATGAGAGCGAGAGACACGATACGCCGAGAATTGCAAAATGCCGGGACACTCGCGAAGAAAAAAAGATATTCGTTTATAAGCCGGGGTGGCAGGTAATGGCTAAGAAAATATCTAGTAAAGCGAAGTTAGAAAAGAGAACATTGCAGCTAGTCGACAAGATCAACAAGCGATCTTACGATGGCGCAAAGACAGGGAGGCGCACGGGTAATTGGGTTAGTGCTGGTAATTCTGCTAATGCTGAAATAGCACCTGCATTAAGTTTGCTGCGTAATCGTTCGCGGGAATTGGTGCGTAATAACCCTTACGCTGCAAAAGCGATGCGCGTGTTATGTACAAATTACATTGGGACAGGTATCACGGCAAACATTAAAGATAAAAAAGTAGCGGCATTATACAAAAAGTGGGTAAAAGAATGCGATGCGGATGGGCATTTTGATTTGTACGGATTGCAAAGACTGATTGCGCGAGCTGAGCCGGAATCAGGCGAGTGCTTGATAAGAATAAGATATAGAAAAGAATCGGATGGCTTATCCGTTCCCATGCAACTGCAAGTATTGGAAGCCGATTACCTGGATTCGTACAAGTTTGAGGATCTTCCTAATGGCGGATGGATCCAGCACGGGATTGAATATGATGCATTGGGTAGAAGAGCAGCTTACTGGATGTATAGGCAGCATCCAGGGGATATGTCGCCAAAATTGCAAGGGCTTGAATCTTTCCGTGTTCTTGCCGAGGATGTCATTCATTTTTACGACAAAACAAGGCCAGGACAGGCTAGGGGTGTCCCAGTATTAGCGCCATCTATGCTAACAGCGAATGATTTAGATGATTATTTAGAGGCTACACTGGTTCGCAAAGGTGCAGAGGCGTGCATTGCGGCTTTTGTCAAAACAGACGATGAAAATAGAAATATCGGCATAGAGACTGCTGACTCAAACAATGAGCGAATAGAAGAGCTCTCACCGGTAATGGTGCAATATCTTAACCCAGGAGAAGAAATATCATTTTCTAACCCGTCTACTTCAACGGGCGATGTTGGGTACACTAATGATAGGCTCCATGCGATTGCCGTTGGCGCTGGCGTAACTTACGAGCAAATGACCGGCGATCTCTCCCAAGTCAATTACTCATCGATTCGCGCTGGTACTTTGGATTTTCGGCGCGAGGTTGAGCAGTGGCAGTGGATCAATTTTATCCCGATCGTTTGCGAGAAAATATTTAAAAAGTTTTTGGATGTGGCGGTTATATCAGGCAAGATCAAGAGCGCAGAAGTTGAAGTAGAGTGGACGACTCCACGATTTGACTGGGTTGATCCGGTCAAAGATGTGCAAGGCGAAGGCATGGAAATAGGCTTGGGATTAAAAACATGGGCTGAATCCGTGCGTGGTCGCGGTTATGACCCTGACAAAGTTTTTGAAGATCTGATTGCAGAAAAAGAACGATTTGCAAAGGCGGGGATAACACACCCAATGGATAATGTAAAAGTAAAAGGCATAGGCGGACAGAATGAACCTCCGCCAGATGCGCCTAAAAATTAATCAACAAAGCCAGTTAATAGCTGGCTTTTTTATTATCATTTTTCGATATAAATGAAATTAAGCGCATGTAATAATTGCGGGAATTATGGAGATTTTCTCGCATGACAGATAAAAAACAAGATTTACTTAGCACTCGCAGTTTGAGCTTAAGCATATCTAAACGCGCCGAGGAAGATGGAAGCGAATCAGTACCGGGTAATATGGTACTTGAATTTCCTTTTTCGTCAGAGTCGCCCTATTTGAGACAATCTTGGTTTGATGATCCGTGGGTTGAGATACTTGGGCATAAAGACGGCGAAATAGACCTGTCTCGGCTTAATGATGGCGCTCCAGTGTTGCTCAATCATGGAGCAAGTAAGACAGAAGAGTCAGCACTAAGATCGATAGGTAAAACTGTTCGGGCATGGGTGCAAGATGGTCGCGGATATGTAGAGGTTAAATTGTCGCGCCGTGCTGGCATGGAAGGATTGTTGCAAGATATCCAGGATGAGATTGTACAAAATGTATCAGTCGGCTATCAGATACTTGAGCGCACCTTAGTATCACATAAAGAGGGCATGCCGGATGAGTACAGAGTAACAAAATGGCTGCCGA